GGCTGACGCGGTGCTGATCTACGACGGCACTGCGTTCGGGGCGCCACCGCCCAATTTCGGGATCACCTTCTACAGCGGCACCGAGGATCAACTGCCCGATCCGACGATGGAGGCGGCGCTCGGCGTTGGCAATGTGCCGGCTTACCGCGGCTTCAGCTACATCGTGTTCAACCGGATGCCGCTTGAAACGTTCGGCAACCGCCTGCCAAGCATGTCCGTCGAGGTGGTCGGTGATGGCGAGTGGGGAAGCACGAAGACCAACATCGGCGCTGCGGCGACTGCGCCGTATGCCAACGCAGTGCAGCGCCTGGATGGCCGAGTGGTTGCCGTGAGTGAACCGGTTGCGGGCACGACCCGGCTATCCGTCATCGACCCCGCTACCGGCGCAGTGCTGCGCACAGAGGACCACGCCGTTGACCTCGACTGGTCGCAAGTTTTCCTCTATCCGAGCAGCATGCTCTACGTGCCGCCAACGAACGAGGTGTGGATTGCCCAGGGGGACGAAGCCTTCGAACGCTACAGCGCCGAGACGCTCGCTCGCTTGGGCTCTGTCACCTTGAACCACGGCTGGAACAGTGTGGTTGGCGCCTACGAGCCGAGCCAGCGACGCGTCGTCGTTCATCGCGCTAGCAGCCAGGTCGGCTCCACCACGGTCGCCGTGGTTGAACTTGGCGGCACCGAGCTTTTCACCTCAATCTACGACCCTGGCAGCGACAGCTACTCCGTGAGCTACGGCACAGAGGGACTGTTCTTTGGCGGACAAATCGTGACCGGGGGGAATTCGGTCTTTCTGGTCTGCGACGGCTTCTACGGGTTCGGCGTATTCTCCGTCGGCGTGAGCGCGAACATCACGCCTCTCCTGGTCACGCAGTCCACTCCACTCAGCGGCAACGCGGGCGCATGGGACATGCTGCACCAGCGCTATGTGGTCGCGGGCATGTCCGGCACCACTGGTGCAGTCTGGACCGTGACCGACACGAATCCGCCTGTGATCACGATGCACACGGTAACTGGCATGTTTGCAACCGCCAGCCCTGAACAGGTGCAGTACATCGCTGGGCTTGATGTGATCGTCGTCTACACGTCAATCGTCGGCATTGTGATCATGACCGTGATCGATGCCAGTACGTTTGAGGTGCTGCATGAGAATGTCAGTCTCGGCACGAGCGGAATCACCCGGGCGTTTCCATCCTCGGATGATCCAGGTCGGGTGTTCGTGCAGGGCAATTACCAGCCCTATAACGTGCAGCTGTTCGGCACGACGGTCGGCGCTGTGGTGCAAGACCTGTGCGAGCAATCGGGCCTCGTGTCAGCCGACTTCGATGTGTCGGCGCTGGTGCAGCCGCTGCGCGGCTATCTCGTTTCGCAGTTCGCTCCAGCGCGCGGTGCCATAGATCAGCTGGCCAATGCGTTCCTGTTCGAAGGCGTCGAGCAGGATGATGTTCTGCTGTTCCGGCCGCGCGGCGGCGCGATAGTGGCGACGCTTGCGCTGAGCGACTGCGGCGCCGGCACCGACAACGCCGCCGAGCACCCAATACGCAAGACGCGCGCGCAGGAGGCAGACCTACCTGCAAAGCTCTACATCACATCGCCGGACCCGTACACGGACCATCAGCCGGGCACGCAGTACAGCGAGCGGCAGGCAAGTCATGCAGGGGAAGACGACCAACTGCAGATTGCTGTAGTGATGACCCCGACCGAATCCCGGCGGCTGGCCGATGCGCTCCTGTTCGATCTTTGGGCGAGCCGCAACCGGCGCACATGGTCAACGACTCGCAAATTCGCTCGCCTTGTGCCGAGCGATCCGATCATGCTGGACGGCGAACGGGTGCGAATTCTGAGCCGAAGCGACGACGGTCCGGTGATCCGGTGGGAAGGTGTCACCGATGATGCTGATGTCGTGGTGCAGCTCAGCAGCGGCGTGCAGGGAGCCTTCCCGACGCAGACCGTGGTGGTGAACGTTCCGACGACGATGATGCTGCTCGACATCGCCCTTCTGCGCGATGCGGACGATGAGCCAGGGGCGTATGTCGCTGCATTCGGGGTGCCGCCGAACTGGCGGGGTGCAGTGCTCTACACGAGCGCCGATGATGGGGTGACGTGGACCCGCGTGCTTACCGTGCCGAAGCCCGGCAGCGCTGTCGGGGTCGCCACGAACGCCCTCGGTGCCTGGGCTGGCGGCAACGTGTTCGACGAATCCAACAGCCTGAACGTGTCGATGTATAACGGCGCGGCCGAAAGCACCACCCGGCTCGGCGTGCTCAATGGTGGAAATGCACTCGCGATCAGCGGGCCTCAGGGATGGGAGGTTCTGCAATACCGCGATGCCGTGCTCGAGGACGATGGCACGTACACCCTGACCGGCTTGCTCCGGGGGCGGCGCGGCACCGAGTACGCCATGGCGGGCCATGCCCAGGGCGATGATGTCGTGCTGCTGTCTCTATCGACGATTCGGAACCTCGCGATCGACAGCGCGGTGATTGGCGTCGAGCGCCCGTATCGAGCGGTGAGTGTCGGCGACACCATCACGAACACGTCCGAACATGACGAGACCATCACCGCAGAGCGTCTTCGGCCCTGGAGCCCAGTGCAGCTCGGTGGTGGGCGGAACGGGGATGGCGACGTGCTGCTGCATTGGCGGCGACGCACCAGAGTCGGTGGCGAATGGCGCGACAGCGTCGATGCGAGCCTCGGGGAAGAGACCGAGGCCTACGAGGTGGACATCTTCACCAGTTCAGCGCGCACGGTGGTCGCGCGAACCATCTCAGGCCTAAGTACTCCCTCGGCCACGTACACCGTCGCGCAGCAGATCAGCGACTTCGGCGGGCCGCAGGGAACCCTGTACTGGACCGCGTACCAGATGAGCGCGACCGTGGGCCGTGGCCACGGGGCAAGCGGAACAACCTGAGAGGGCGCATCAATGGCCGATAGCACAACCAATCTCGACCTGATCAGCTCGGGCCAGTCAGCCAAGGAGGTCACTGCGAACGAGCTGTTCGACGCTGGCTCACCGGCTGCAACCCTGGGCCGGCGCGCGAGCACCACCGCCGGCCTCACCTGGGGCTACTACGGCGGGGTTGTCCGGCTTGACGGCGGTTCCTTGCTTCAGGTCGCCAACGGCACGAAAACTCTCACCAACGACGCGACGAACTACCTCGAACTCGATACGACGGACGGCAGTGTCGACCTGAACACGTCGAGCTTCACCGCAGGAAAGATGCCGCTGTACGAGATCATCGTCGCCAGTGGTGCGGTCACTTCATACGAGGACATGCGCGCGCTGTATGGCGCTGCAGGAAGCGGTGGCACCGATGCTGTGGATGTTGCAGTCGACGATGCCGGCGGCTATTTCACCGGCGCAGATGTGGAGGCGGCGCTGCAGGAGATCGGCGCGACGCTCGCGACGCTCAGCGGCGCGGCCGACGTCGACACCGACCAGGTCTACACCAGCGACACCGGCAGCACAGCCGACAGCGACCCTGGCAACGGCTTGTTCAAGTGGAACAACGGAACGCAGTCGAGCGCCACCGCGCTCTACGTCGACAACCAAACCGCAGCGGGCGTCAGCCTCACGACATTCTTCGCGTCGTTGCCGCCCGATGGGTACATCCACCTCGCACAAGAAGACGACGCCACCAAATGGCAGTTGTGGAAGTGGTCAGGCCTGCCGACCGCCGGCTCGGGCTACTACAAGTTCACCGGCCTGGCTTTGATGGCCAGCGGCGGCAGCATTGCCGATGACAAGGCAACTTCAGTCTCTTTCAAAGGCACGCCGCCCGCAACCCAACCGTTTGACGTGCTCGCGTTTTACCCGGGAGTCCCCGCCGCGAGCGCGAAGGTGTGCCGCGTGCCGATCGCGCGCGCCGTCACGTTCGCTGCGAACTTCGCGGGCTCGTACTTCACCGCGAGCGCCAACGCTACCAGCACCACGGTGTTCGATGTACAGAAGAACGGATCAAGCATCGGTTCGGTGTCGATTGCTGCAGGCGGAACGACCGCCACGTTCACGACGACCGGTGGCACGTCGAAATCATTCGCGGCGGGCGATGTGCTTTCGATCATTGCACCTGCGACACCTGATGCGACCCTGGCTGATCCGGGTTTCGTGTTCGCGGGCACTCGTTGAAGGGGAAACAAAGATGGCTCTGCTTTTTGTAGACGGATTCGACCACTACGCCACGGCGGACATCACGAAGAAGTGGACCACCAACAGCGGTGCCACTATTTCAAGCTCATCGGGTAGGCGTGGAGGCGGAGCCCTCAATATCAACTACAGCGGCTATTACGTCGCCAAGGGTGTTGCCAACAGTGCAACATTGATTGTTGGCTTTCACCTCAATCCGCCTGCATACTCGACATCCAGCTTCGAGTTTCTTCGATTCAGTGACGGAAGTACGGCGCAAGTCGTTATCTATCGACTTACGTCCGGCGCATTTCAGGTATACAACGGCAGTTTCACAATTCTAGGTAACTCTGCGTCTGGCGTACTGGCAGACAGCGTTGCGCATTACGTAGAGGTGAAAGTAAAATTTCACGGCTCTGCCGGAACGGTGGATATTCTGATTGATGGTGTCAGCGTTTTAAGCTTGACCGGAAAGAACACCATTTCGTCTGCCAACGCATACGCTAATTTGGTGACGCTGTTCGGGGGTTCGGTATTTACCAATTACTACTACGACGACTTATATATTTGCGATGCCCTGGGTAGCACGAATAACAACTTCCTCGGTGACGTGCGCGTTGACACGTTGTTCCCGACGAGTGACGGCAACTACTCTGCGTTCACCCCGAGCACCGGCTCATTGCACTATGCCTTGGTAGATGAGGCCACGCCGAACACGAGCGACTACAACGAAGGCGCGGCAGTTAACGACCGCGACAGTTACGGCATGGGCAACCTTGCCACGCTCGCCTCCCAAACGGTCTATGGCGTTCAGGTCAATGCGGCAATCCTGAAGGATGACGCGGGGAGCAAGAGTGCAGCCACCTTCGTCCGGTCGAGCGGCACGAACGGCGATGGCGCAAGTGCAGCGATCAGCACCTCGCAGGTGTACGTCTCACAGGTATTCGAGACCGACCCGAACGGTTCCATTGCGTGGACGGAATCCTCCGTCAATGCGATGGAGGCGGGGGTGAAGGTGACAGCATGACGGTCGCGCGCACCAGTCAGGTTGTTGCGGAAGTCATCCGCACAAACACTGCACCTGTCGCGCGCACAAGTCAGGTCGCGGTCGAGGTGCTGCGCCTCAACACCGGCACCAAGATTCGGGCCTCTCAAGTCGCCGTCGAGGTGCTGCGGCCGAACGCTTCAGCCGCTTCTGCAAGCGGGCGGCCGGTCGTCTTCGTCGCGACATGAAGGGGCACCGCCTGTGGAGCCAAGTGCACTCGACCAGTTCATTGCCGGCGGCCTGGGTGCGCTCGTCAGTCTCAGGTTCGCAACAGCGAATGACGGGTGGTGGAAGCGTGGCTCCACGTTGCTCTGCGGTGCGCTCGTCGCCGGTTACTTCGCGCAGCCGCTGGCCGACTGGCTCAAGCTCGCCAAGGAAACCGACATTCTTGGCGTCGCCTTTGCCATTGGCCTGCTCGGGCTTTCAATCATCGCGTCCATCTTCAGGGCAATCGGCGAACTGAAGGTTGCAGAGATTGTGAGTGGTTGGATCAGCCGAAAGGGATGAGGCCCATGGATACCTTCATTGCATTGATCAACGCAACATCGAGCACCGTCATCGCGGTCGGGCTCGTGGCTGCAGTGCTGAGCAAGCGCATCCATGACGGGGTGATCATCAAGGTCGGACTGTGCAGCATGGCGCTCGGCTTCATCGTCGTGACCCTGCACACGCTGGAGATCGGCGCGGCCGATGTGCAGGGCCTACAGCGCGCGCTGCTTCTGATCAACTCCGGAATCGCCGTGGTGATCATCGGCTACCTGTTCCGATATCGAGTAGCCGGGCATGCGCTTCGCCGAGTCACCGACTGGGCCGGCCTAGATGATGCTCGCACGACTCAAGCAGAGGGCAGCAACGATGAACGCCCATGACCTGATCACCTTCGGTCTGCAGCCGACGCAGGCCAAGGCCTTCGCGCCGTTCCTCGCCGATGCGTTCGATCGCTTCTTCATCAGGACGCCGGAGCAGCAGGCGGGCTTTCTCGCCCAGGCCATGCACGAGTCGCGTTCATTCACTCGGCTGGAGGAGAACCTCTACTACACATCGGCCGGGCGCGTGATGCAGGTGTGGCCGGCCCGCTTCCACTCCCTCGCATCTGTTCAGGCGGTTCTGCGCAAGCCTGAGCAGCTCGCGAATACGGTCTACTCGGGACGCAACGGGAACGGTGACTTTGCGAGCGGTGATGGCTGGCGATTCCGAGGGCGAGGCCTCATGGGTCTGACATTCCGGTCCAACTACTTCGCGGCCAGCCAAGCCATCGGACGCGACTACCTCGCGCGCCCGGACCTCGTCGCACAGCCGGAGGACGCGACGCTCACGGCAGCGTGGTACTGGCACACGAACGGATGCAACGATCTGATGTCCCGGGGCGAGTTCGACAAGACGACCCGGCGGATCAACCCGGCGCTGCAGGGCTTCAGCGAGCGGCGCGCGCTTTATGCCGACATCCGGTCGGCGATGGAGGAGATGGTATGAACCTGCTCATTTCACTGCTCATCGTGGTGCTGGTGCTCGGCCTTGTCTGGTGGATCATCGCGTCGCTTCCGATCTCTGAACCGTTCCGAAAGGTTGGGCAGGTCATCTTCGCCATCATCGCGATCCTGGTCCTGCTGTCGTTCCTGCCGGGCCCGCTGCACATCGGATGGGGGACGGTCCCGTGATCATCCCGCCGCAGCTCATCGCGCTGCGGGCTTGGATCATTGGCGGCCTGGTGCTGGCGCTGCTGGGCGTGATCGCCACGCAAACCGTTCGGCTGGCCGGCGCGCGTGCTGACCTCGCTGTTGCACGGGCGGACGCGGCCGCCGAACGCGAACGGCGTGCCGTCGCGTCAGCCAATGCAGTGCAGGCAGCACGCGATGAGGAACAGCGCCGGGTGAAGGCGCAAGAGGGGGTGATCCATGCTCAAGCCGAAGAAGTTGCCATTGCGCGTGCTGCCGCTGCTGCTGCCAGCGATGCTGCTGAGCGGCTGCGCGACAAATTTACCGCAGCCGCCCGGCGCAGTGCCGCCGCCTGTTATCCCGTCGCTGCCGCAGCAAGCGCGCCAGCCGCCACCGCCGCCGATATGCTTGCCGACGTGCAGCGACGGCTTGACGAGGCTGCGGGAACAATTGGCCAATATGCTGATGCAGCCCGAATCGCCGGCTTCGCCTGCGAGCGATCCTACGATGCGCTGATGCCGCCCGGCGAATCGGGGCGCTGATCGAGCTGCTGCCGGACAAGGGTGATCAGGTGCGCGGTGCGATCTTCCAGCTGGCGGATGGCTTGAAAACCTTCTTCCCTCGCCAGCGTGATGAGGTTCGGCAAGCCGCTTGCGATCGATGCCTCGACCTCCTCGCGCGTGGCCTCGCGGCCCTCGGCATACCATTCCATCGACTCGGGTGGTTCGATCTCGAAAAGCATCGCGTTGCCGGTCAGGAACGGCTTATATGCCTTCGTCGTCCACACGAGTGAGACGCCCGGGTTGCGCTTGAGGAAGACGCCGCCAGGGGCGCTGGCTTCCTCGGGCATGCCGGCTTCGCGTCGCTTTGCATTGGGCCGAGAGAGGAACGGGCAGGCCTTCGCCGCGTATCGAGCGCACTCGAGGTGCGATGGTGGCTCGGCACTGGTCAACGTGATGGCGCACATGGGGCCGAGGACGAAGGCCTTGAACGCCCCGAGCGGTCTTCCGCAGAGCCAGCACTTGCCGAACCGAACGCACTGCTGCATGGCCAGAGGCTCGACGATGCGGTGGTCCGGCTCGCCGTTCACGATCTTGACGAAGTAGGGCACAGGGAACCCTCGCTTGTCGACTGGCAAGTGGGCCATGTGACCCGGCAACGGCGGTAGGCCTGGACGCAGTTCGTTTGTCATGTAGTGTCCTCATCGATGGGGTTGATGATGTCGGCGTACTGCGCGCGCAGGTCATCGAAGCGAAGCATGCCGAGCGCGGCGGCCAGCCGCATGGAGACGTTCGGACAGTCGACCTTGAGCAGATAGACCATTGCGCCCACGCATTGCGAGCGGTCCTCCTGCTGCAGCGTCTTGTGGCAAATGAACCATTCCCGATCATCCGCAGCGAGATTGCGCGCGATGCCCTCAATGCGGCCGGGCTTCAGATCGATTGCTCCATCAACGCGGAAGGGGCAGTTCGCACACGGGCGCTTGAGATTGAAGTTCAAGCGTCGTCATCCTTTGTGCTTGCAGCCCGCAGCACATCGTCGAGCTGGTCTCGCAGAGTCGCGATGTAGTGCGGATGCAGTTCGCCGCGCTGCACAGCAGCGATGACCTGCTGGCGCACGTCGTCCTGCGACAGCGCGCCGGCCGCCTTGCCAATGGTGAACAGCGCATAGGCTGTTTGCTGGTGGACGCTCATGGGGCGCCCATTGTGACCCTTGAGAATGGCCGCGCCTTCAGGATCAGTCAGCAGTTGATCGATGTACTGCAGCGCGATGCTGAGATCATGGTGCGTGTTCCACCATGCTGGGTTTTCGCGCTTCGGTCGAGCGCTGGCATGCGCTCGACGAATCTGTTCGACATGAGAACGAAGATCGTCCGTCATGCGTGTTCCTTTCATCAGGCCACCATCCACACAGCCGTGCCGCCGGTCGGTTCCATCTCTTCCCAGCCGGCACGGTAGAAGCACACACCGAACGCAGGCGCGTCGAGGCGCTCGCCGACTGGCTGGATGTAGCCCTGCGCGCCCCACTTCTTGACCTTCGTCACGACCATGAAACAGCCGGTGAATGCCTTGCTGCCCACGCTCTCCGGAGACAGCTGAACGATGTCGCCCGGCTTCAGCTGATCTGATTCGATCAAAGCCACACCTCCACAATCCTCGGGTCGTCACGCGGGTCTCGCTGCATGCAATGCAGACCGGGCGGAAGCATGTGGCGAACGTCGTTGAGAGTGTCGCCAGCAACGACATCGGGCGTGGGCAGGGATCGGCCTGCATGCACCTCATGGCGGCGCGCGACGACGCGCTCGGGCATGTCGCGGGGATGGTCGTACACGACCCAGACCGACAGTGGCGGGGAAGTCACAGGTTCACTCCTTTGGCTTCGTGAGAGGTGATGTCTTTTCCTGCAGGCGCTTGACCTGCGCGCGCAGGCGCTGCTCCTGCTTCTTCAGCTCATGCAGCCGCGCGTTGAGGTCGTGCACTTCGTTCAGCACGTGCCGGTGGTGTTGCCAAGCACGCTGCAGCGTGTGTGCGTTGCCCAGCAGGAAGGCGAACGGGTCGAGTAGCGCATCGCAGGTGCGACAGCGAACAGTGCGTTCATGCTCGTCGAGGATGATCGAGTCATGTCTGCAGTAGTCGGGCCGGCGCGGCGCTATGTCGAGCGGGTTCTCTGGCAGCGGCTCGGCGCAGGGCAGGGTGCGAATGTCGCTCATCGCGTCATCAGGGTGCGCAGCATCGTGGCCATGCCGCCGCTGCCGTACACGGTCATTGCCGCCGAGTGCGCAATCTCTGCCTCGGCGCTGAACACGATGCCTACCTTGTTTCCGGGATGCTTGACGCTGTCGCACAGCGCCGGGGCGGTCTTGACGAGGTACTTTCGGCATGCCGCTGGCCGATGCTCATACGCCCGGCAGGCGCCGTCCTCGCCGAGGAAGACGCAGCGCCGGTCTTCCGGCGCCAGCTCGATCCATGACCGTTGATCCTTCGCTGCCTGACGTGCGAGACGCGCTTCGTCGATTCCGATGCCAGTCTCGCGGGCGACCATGCGCAAGAGCACAGCCTCCTGCGGGAAGACATCGACGTACATCCGACAGCATGCCGCGCAGCCCTTGCGGCACTGCACGTCCTTGGCATGCACAGATGTGGCGAGCATGCCCTGCATCAGCTCATCGACCGTCACTTGCACCGTGTGGGCCACGCACTGCGGTTCTTCCGATGCGATGCGGGTCCACTCGCTCCGGTAGTGTTCGAAGCAGTCGAGCGCAAATCTTCGCCCCTCATTCGACATCGTCTCTACCGCGCCCTTGAGCGTGGTGGTGATGTATGCGAGGTCAGTGGACGGTGTGGTCATTGTCGACGCCTTCCTTTGATTTGGTTCGCGTGCTGATGAGCGAGCCGATGGGCCCGAGCGTTGCGCGCCGTTCAGCACCATCGCCGGTAATCGGGCAGATGGCGCCGACGCTGCCTTCGCGCGTGTGAACGGTGCAAACGATGGCTTTGCTGTGCTCAGGATGATCTTCAAGCCGGGCATGCCCATCAATCGCCGACATCAGATCATCCGCAAGGTTCTGGTCGCCGCTGACATGAACTTTTAGCGTGGATGCCTGAGAAATGTGGACGATGACATCAGGCGATCTAGCAGTGATGCCCATGTGGCAAAGCATTTCACCGCCGAGCGGCGTAAGGGACACCCGTATGAAAGCCATCAGGAGATCCTTGCCGTGTTCGTCTTGATGCAAGGCATTTACCCAACCCGGATCCAGCGCGTTGAGTTCGTAAGTGCCCTCCTGCTCACTTTCGATTGAGATCAGCGTGACGCTTGGTGGCATGTCGTGCACCTCGTTGAACCTCTCGACTGCGGCAGAGGCAAGTTCTTCGCAGATTGCAGTAGTGGTGCTTCGTTTCATCGGTTCATATCCGCGCCGTGCGACCGGTGCAGCTCCTCGATTGCGTGAATGACGGTCCCGACGCTGCCGTGGACGGTGATCATTTGCATTCCGACTGAGCGAAGTTTTTGCCTCGCTTTGTGTGGAATCCACTTCACAGCGCACACGACATGCCGCCCTTTGTGCGGTGCCCAGGCATTGAGGTGGTCGGGGTCGACGAAACGCAAATCGGTGTTGCCGTTGAACGCGCTGCGGACTTCGGTGATGTTGTTGCCGACGAGGCCGACCACGTCAACCTTGAGCGGACGTTTCGCAGGCGCATCGAGCACGCCATGCCCGTTGTGTCTGTGTTCGTCGACGGGTGTTTGCGCATGCTCGGTGTCGCCTGCATCGACGCTGGTGCTGGCCGGTGCCGCAGGCATGTCACCGGCTCCCGGAGGGGACACAGGACCGCCCAGCTCTGCCTCGACGATCCGATGCACAGTCGCCCGCATGCCCATCTCGATCTGGGCTGCGATCTGGGCCGCGATTTGCTGACCCGTGGTGCGAATCGACTCGTCGAGCTTGGAATGAACTTCGCGCAGAACCGTGTCGGTATGAGATGCGAGAAGCGAGTCCAGCGCGCTCATCATCGTCTCGGCGAATGCCTGGGCAGCATGTGTTGACGCCGCGCGGGCTGGCCGTCTCTGCGCCTCTTGTGCTCGCGGAGAGGTTTCGGTCGATGCAGACTCAGCGGTCGGCGGCGCTTCGTCGATTGGTTCTGCTTGTGCTGCTGGTGCCGCCTTCACTGGCGCGTCAGCAATGGGTGTGGGCGACGGCGCATCTGTGAGTAGCCAGACATTCGCACGCCCCTCGGCGATCATGCGTTCGTTCTTGCTGTTGGCCCCGTTGACTGCTGCGACCTGAATGCTGGTGATCGGCCGCCGACGTTCGGGCTCAATGACCAGTTCCTGAGCCTCAATGATTAGCCTCGACAGCGCGCGGGTATCTCCTGCCTCACGCCATGCGTCGACCTGGCGCGCTATGCGAGCCTTCTCCAAGGTCGTCCAGTTGATGAGCTTTCCGCGCCCGCTGTAGTTGCGCCCGTCATCGATGCTCTTGCGGCGCCCTTGTTTCGCGATCTCATCTCGGATCCTCGTCGGCAGCGCGCGGGCTTTTTCCAGATGGCGTTTGACCGCCGCCTGCCGCTTCAGACTCCTCAGCGCGTCTTCGTCGCGATGTCGGCTCGGCTGCAGTGCAGTCCGCTGCGCTTCGCGTAAGGCATCGACCAGCGACTGCCCTTTGTCGAGATGCGGCAGGGCGTGCACCGCAACCTTGATCCATTCAGCAGGGGTCCATCGCATGAACGCCGGGTCTCCGGGCATAGCGGCTCCTTGGTGGTTGTTTGCATGGGGTGAAGTGACGGCGCGGCGGTGGGGCTTTGCGTGGCCACGGCCGGCTGGTGGCAACCTTTTGCTGCAAACGCGATAAATCGCGCTCAGAGGCTCGATTCGATGGACGAGGCTACGCTGGGGCAATGTCTTGCCGAATGGCGCAACCGTGGGCCGATACGGGCCGCTCCCGGTGGGGTCTGCATTCCTAGCGTCCTCCGCTGATTCTTGTGTCGTATGGGTTGGCAATGTAATGCCAGAACTCAATGCGCACGAATGCCCGTGCGGGACGGCAGGAATATGCGGTTCTAGGGGGTGCTGGCCGCGCTGCGCTGGCCGCACTCAAGGTTCGGACGCGGTGAGCGAAGTGGTGCCCTCACGGCGCCGCTGGGTATCAAGGCGGCGAGGTTCCCTGCTCGAGATTGCGAACTGACGCGGTTCTGCGCAGTCGGCAACAAAATGCCGGGCGCGAACGAAGAGCTTCGGAGGCAAAGCCACCCATCTCACGCGATGGTGTGTGGCTTTCGGTGTAGTTTTTCTCTTATCACCGGCCTCTGGCCCGCGCCAATGCTAGTGCCGGCACCCCTGCATCATTGGAGTGTGCTTTTGCAGGTCGGCGTCCGTTAACCCGCATGGATGCTCGTTTTTCATGGGTTGCAACCCGTTTCATCCATTTTTGTCTGGTATAGCTTTGGTGTAGGTTCTATGGCACAAAAGGCCATGACAGGCCACAATGGTCTGCGCTTCGGTGTAGGTTCCTTGGTCAGAAACTACACCTCGCCATTCCGCCATTCTCAACCCTTCCAGAAAGCTACACCGCCATGTTCAACTCACGCGCTGCCAAGCTCCTCGCGCCGGGCGAGCATATGACGATTGTCGAGTGCCCAGGTCTGCGCCTCCTGGCGACCGAGACCAAGCGGACATGGACCTACCGCTACCGTAGCCCAACGGATGGCAAGCTCCGCCAGACCAAGCTCGGCGAGTGGCCGGCAATGTCTGTCGCGGACGCCATGGTCGAATGGGGCAAGGCCCGACAGGCGCGCGCTGCTGGTGCTGATGTGGTGGCAGACAAGCGCGCTGAGCGCAAGGCGAGCCGCTCCGCTGCAGCCAGCGCATCGGAGTCGAAGGTCTACACAGTGCGCCGGCTGGCCGAGGACTACCTGACCCAGCACGTCGAGAATGCGCGCAAGGCGAAAGGTGCTGCCGAAGTGCGCCGTATGTTCGACACCATGCTTGGGAAGATCAACGACGTTCCGGCCGCCGCGCTCACGCGCACCCAGGCGTTCACGCTGATCCAGTCATACGCGAACATCCCGGTGCAGGCAGCCAAGCTGAAGCAGGAAATGGGTGCCGCGTGGGATCACGCCCTCGACGCCGGCAAGCTGCCAGACACCACGCCGAATCACTGGCGATCGCTGATGCGCGGCAAGCTCAAATCAAAGGGCAAGACGATCGAAGGCAAGGCCGTTGGCACTGCAAAGCGCGTCCTGAAAGGGCCGGAGGTCGGCGAGTTGATTCGGTGGCTGCCGAACTTTTCCCGCATCGTGTCGGATGCGCTCACGCTGTACTTGTGGACCGGCGCGCGCGGCGCTGAGATTGTGGCCATGGAGGCGCAGGAGATCACCGAGGAGGCTGAGGGCCTCTGGTGGACCGTTCCCAAGGCGAAGACGAAGAACGCGCGCCATGCCGGCGCTACGGACTTGCGCGTGCCACTCGTCGGCCGCGCTGAAGAGGTCGTGCGGCGGCGGCTCGCGCTGAACCCGAAGGGCTACCTGTTCAAGTCGCGGTCAGCAGTTGGCCACATCGAACAGAAGGCGATCGGGGTTGCTGTCTGGTATCACATGCCGTACTCAAAGACGCGACCAGAGGACGAGCGCCCGCGATTGACGGTCACGCATTGGGCGCCGCATGACCTGCGGCGCACTGTCCGGACGGCACTGACATCGCTGGGCTGTCAAAGCGATGTCGCTGAAGCAGTGATCGGGCACATGCAGCCCGGCATCGTCGGCGTGTACAACCTGCACGAATACGATGTAGAGCGGCGCCAATGGCTTACCGCGCTGTCTGCTCATCTGGAGGGGTTGGCGAAGCGCCCGGCGGCAGCATCTTTGACACTGGTCGAGACTCACACCACTCCATCACCTCGCGCACCAGCCAGCCGACGCGCCGTCCGCTGAGTTCGCGGGGTTTCGGGAATCCGTCCTGTCGCACCAGCCGTTTCACCGTTGACGGCGACATGGACAGGGCCTCGGCCAGGCCGGCGAGATCGAGGTACAGGTTCATCGTGTGCCCTCCTGGGTCGTCCTCTTGCTCACGATTGAATTCTCCGGAACTTCACAACCCAGACCCAGGGGTTTGCATCCCACGAGCCCGGGCCGTTGATCTGATCCCACAGGTGGGCGAATTCCTGTCGATAGTTCCACCACTCCGGAGGTGTAGGCGTTCCGTCAGGCATCTGCACACCCTCGGCCCTGGCATCGCCGTCGCTGATGTCTTGCAGCCGTTCCACGCGGACACCAGTCACCTCGAGGGTGATGCGGCTCGCCCACCGGGGCATATGGATGCTCGGGCGGTACCGAACGCCAGTGGCTCGGTCGCTGCCGTCCTGGTAGTCGGCGGCGTACACAAGCTCGTCGCTCTCGCACGCGGTGGGCACGCAGCCGAACGCCTCGCGCACCCACATGTGGTCTCCGGGTTGCCCATAGGGACAACCGAGGATTTCTCCGGTGCGCGAGTGCCCGATGAGCACCTGGGCCGGAGCGGTCTTGCCCTCAGGGGGGCGGCCGCCGTGCGGTCCACCCCAAGCAACGGGCTCCCATTGGCCCAGCGGATTCATATGCGGCAGATTGATTACCCGCCGCGTCTGCGTCTTTGTGCCGGCGAGCAGCGCGCGGACCATGGCGCCGCTGAAGAGAATGGGGCGCTCCTTCATGACGCCACCCCGCCACACGGTTCGACCACCTCGCGCACCGCCTCCACGGGCAGGCACAGCGCCGCTGCCACAGCCTGCACCGCCGCATCGAGGTCGGTGTGCTCGTCGAGCTGCATGGCGCGCTCCACGCAGGCGCGCACGTTCTCTCGGGTGGTGATGGTCATCAGAACAGATCCTCGGTGCCGGCGCGGGCCCGGCGGGTCATGTAGGCGGTCGTCATGTGGTGCTGCTGGTCATACGCGAGGTGATGCCGCTGGCACCATGCGCGCAGGTTCGACAGGTCGCAGTGCTCTGGCACATGGTCGAGGTGTGCGACGGTGAGCACGATGGTGATCACCTTCTCGTGTTCGTCGATCGACTCGGCGAGCCTGATGTCGAATGCGTCCGGCTCGCCGGGGAACATCACCTGCATGAACACGCCCCCGCGCCATACGCCCCTCGCGCGATCACGCGCCCGGCACCCTGGCCACTCGCAGCGGTGGCCGGCGCGTTGCAGCACATCGGCACGGATCTCGCGCCAGTTCTCCGGATAGCGGTCGCGGTTCTCAGGCTTGATCGGCATGGTGACTTGCTCAGATGGCAAACGACTCGTTCATGACGCGCTGCCGTGCTGCTCGACAAAAGCGTCGGTGGCGTCCTTGCGCTTTCGGCTGGCCGGCGGCGGTGCAGGCACGATGTCCTGCTGCTCATCAGCATCTGGTCCGTAGATTCGGACCTCGATGTCGCGCTTGATGGTGCTGGTGAGCTGGCCGCGTGTGTGCTCATCAGCGGTGTTGCTCTTGAGCTTGAACTCGACTTCGGCGCTGCCGCCTTCCTTCATCGTGAGGACGATGTTGTCTGCCTTGCAGTCGGTGACGACGATGTCGGACGCGCCTCCGATACCGTGGTCGATCACCAGCCGGAGCCCCGTGTACTCCTTCGTCCACGGGATCGAACCGATCTCGGGCATGCGCAAGGCCGGCATGTCGGACTGCTCTGTGCCGGGCAGTTCCGGCTGCACTGCGACGCTGTTGCCCTTCATGAAGAACAGGCCCTTCATGTAGCCAGAGAGGTTCGCGAGCCAATCGTTGCCGACAGTCATCTTGAGCGACAACGTCACGGCAGGCTGGATGTCCTTGCCGTGGTTCTCTCCGTTGATCGACACGCTTGTGACGCGCACCTTTGTTTTCGATTCGATCTGAAAAGACATTCGAGGCTCCTTGTCGAATGGGTGGAAGAAAAAGAGGGCGTCCGGCGGCCGAAGCCACCGGAACGCACCGACCAAGGAAGCAGGGAGGGAGGGAGTAAAGGTCGGTGCGAAGCGCCCTCGAAAAGCGGTTCATGCTGCCGGGTCGTCGTCATCGAAGATGATGGCCACGTCTCCGACGATCTCGTGTGTTGTTCCTGACACGCAGTTCGCGTGATAGAGCGCCGTTGCCTTCGGGTTGACCGGCTTGCGCCCATGGACATGCCCGAGGTCATCGACCAGCATCACTTGCAGCGGGTCGCCGAGGTGGCGAAGCGCGACGGTGTCGAGGCCCACGGCATCGATGAGGCTGCAAACCTCATCGAATGACACAGGCCGGTCGAGCACGGTCTCCGTGCCATCGGTGCGGATGACCCGGCGCGTCATTGCTCGACCTCCCACGTGCGCCGGTACAGCGCCGCGAGTTCTGCGAGCTGCTCGGGATTGAGGCAATCGCGCGCCTCGTCGAGCACCAGCGCGGCGCTGTCGGCGCTCGCGGCCTTCAGGATCGAATCCGCGCACTCGGCGTATGTGCGCCGCGCTGGGCCGGCATCGTCGGCCTCCCGTTCATCTGGCCCTGCCGGCGGCGATGGTGGGGGCGACTGCTCGTCAGGCGCTGCCGCCTTGCGCTTCGCTCGCTGCGTGCGAGGATCAGGTGCCGGCGGCGCGGGTGGCGCTGCAGGAGGTGCAGGCGGATCGATCTCGCCGGTCGTCGGGTCCGGTTCGTTGAACGCGACCGGCGGTGGAACGAACGTGTTCGAGATCGCATCGCCCATCGTGAGCTGCTGCCGGCCACGGTACGCGGCATCGTCGAGCGCAAGCGCTGTCGCGAGGTCAGGCGACTTCGGAAGGTACTTGCAGATGCGCCGCAGCACCGTCTTGCGGGCCATCTGATCCCAGTCGGTATCCCACGGCGTTTCCTTGCCGTACCGCTTCGCGTTGATCACGTTCTGGGAGCGGTTGCGAATGCGTTCGATGTCCTGCAGCGTCATCAGCTCGGCGTGCTTGCCGCCACCTTTCAGGCTGGCCACCGCGTAGACCAGACGCACAGCGCCGGCATCTCCATCGAGGAAGGGCTTGTGCACGATGCCCGGATCGGTGCCCCATTGAACATCGAACACATCAGCCTCGCGCACCAAGTGCGCCGAGATCGATTCGACAAGCCCGGAGCGGCGCACCAGCTCAAGCAGGCCCTGATACCCGATCTGCAGCGTGCAGACGTACCCCTCATCGCGCTGCCGGAACGGGATGAGGTAGCACTCGCCCATGAGGCCGGGGCGCAGGCCGAGCTGCGAGGCCTGGATCACGCACGCGAACACCGACGCCGGCTGGCATTCCGCAAGCCGCGGATTCATCCGGAAGCAGGTGAGGGCGATGCGGGTCATTGTGTCGGCGTTCAAGTGTCGCGGTAGTGCCCGGGCAATCTCGCCTCTATACGCATCGAGCATCGCCGGAAAGCTCTCGGGCTTCCGCTGCGTGACGTGGTCGCCGGCAGCGACGGATTTGAATGTGGTGGTGGGCATGTTCATGACTGGTTGTTCCTGAGTTCTTCCGAAACGCGCTGACATTCCACGAGGTGCATCAGTCGCCCTCCTGGGTCGTGCATGCCCAGCTCGGCAGCTTGATCAACTGCACCTGATCGCTGTAGCCCGGCCACTGGCCACTGCGCCGGCACTCGGCGTATTTGTCGAGATTGCGACGGTAGTCGGCGCGACCCTGTTCGCGGCTCTTTGCGTCGAGCATCAGCGCCTGTGCCTGATACGGCCATTCCGACTCGACGGCGATGAACACGAAGCCCATCACATCCGCGCTCGCAGCGATCGCATAGCCGTCTGAGTAAAAGGCGTCCTGGACGTGATACCGCTTGCGTGCGACCTGCCGGCAGAACTCAGCAGCGCTCGCATCGCCGCAGGTCTTGAGGTCGAGCAGCGCGACGCGGTTGCCACCGAAGTCAGTGACCCAGTCGGGCCGGCAGCGGCACAGTTCGCCCGTGGTCTGATCGATCCACAAGGCCGTGACCTCTGGCCGGCCTCGCTCGAGGACTTCGGCGATCTCCGGCAAGCTCCGAACGCTGTCGGCCTGGCGCATGGCGCAGTCGTACTGCGCAGAGGTGATGATCCGCGCGTCGCGGTGCCGTGCGTTGAACTCGGTCCACCATTCCATGGCGGCGACGCTGTCGGGGCTGGGCTTCTTCGCGTTCCACTGGGCGTCGGTCGGCCGGCGTGGCGCATCTTCCGGTGTGACGACGTACCGCTTCCCAAAGTGCTCTGGTTCGAGCACGGCGCAGTGCGCGAGCTGACCCTCGAACTGGCCGGCGCGTTCCTTCCGTGGCGGGCGGCGCGGATCCATGTGCAGGCCGAAGTAGTGCGCGGGGCTGCGGTTGATCGCATCGAGGCCAGTCTTCGAGATGCCCGGCATCGCGTGATAGACCTCGATGTCGATGTCATGCAATAGCCGAGGGGCAACGAGCGGGGCGTCCGTGATCGCGCGAGGCAGGTCGATGACGTTGCTCATCGCGCCACCTCAGAGGCAGCGCCGAATGCTGGTGAGGTGACATAGCGTGCGAGGCAGATCCAGGCGCGGTCAGGTGTGCGATGGCCGTGATTGCAGCCCCGCACATGCACACGCTGGTCGCCGATGAAGCATTCGAAGTGAGCGGCGCCCGTGCGGCGGACATTCGCATTTGGAGCGACGCGCAGCACCAGCGGTTTGATCTTGGGGTTCGGAAAGGGTCGCTGTGCTGACAGTCGGCGCCGGTTCGTCTTTTCGAGAAGGGTCAGCGCTTGTAGGATCTCTTCATGCGCGCAACTACGCGCCACTCCTGTGCAGGATTGCATGGTGTTCGCTCCCTGGCGGTGGGTTGGACCTGTTGAATTTCTGCCCTAGTTGCCATCGGCCGGCACGATGACAATGGGATGAAAGCTAGCAACGGATTGCCAGCCGTCAAGGGCTGGGAGCGCCTCTCATGGTTTTGTAAATTCGCGACACATGGGAGGCTCAAGGCAGGCGTATAACCCTGCGCGCGCAAGAGGGCGCCCGAACGGCGTGAGCGGATGCAGGCCTGCCTTGAGCGGCCCGGTGTAATCGGTTCCCTTTTGCGGGGACTGTTCAGTCCCGGGAACCGACGAGCCCGTCGACCCGATGCAGCGAAGCTGGTCAGCGGCTGCTCAGTAGCTCAACGGCTGCTTGCTGTCGCTTTCGTTCGCTCGATGAATGCCTGCTCGAGGGTCTCATGGTAGCGAGCAGTGTTCAGGTCGCACATCAGTTGCCAGGGCTCCACGCCCAGCGCAACGGCGATCTTGCAGAGGTTGGCCAGCGTGCCCGAAGGAAAGCTACGGCTTGTGCCCCGAGCAGATTTGCGATTCGTCGGCCTCAGGAAGTTGCCCACTGTGCGGGGCGACACGCCGCTCGCGCGCGCCAGGGCATCCTCGGTCATTCTGCGCGCCTGCATGTGCCATTCGAGATTCGCCGCCACATCCTGCAGGACCTGGGCTATCACGGAAGGGGCAGATGGTGATGTCATCGCTGGCGGATGGAGGCTGCGGCGTTGCAATCTGTTCCTAGTGAAACGACGATTGTGTGCGACAGGCATCCGGTTCTGAGCCATCTGTGCGTAGCTTCATGACAGAGACGAAGGCATGGAATTGCTGTTCGCGCTTGACGTTTGGTAATTCGTTACTAGCTTCGCGCTGGTGAACTCACACACCGAACACCCCGATCTGGCCGAAGATGTCCGGCGCATGCTGCACCTGCATCGCGGCGACTATCTGGCGATTGCAGATGTGGCGAATGTCAGCTACTCATGGCTGACGAAGTTCGCGCGCGGCAAGATCACGAATCCCGGGTACGCCAAGCTCAGGCGGCTGTACCTGTACCTCCATGACAAGCCCGTACCGCTGCCACGCAAGCATGCGCGTGTGCAGGGTGAGGGGCAGACAGCAGGCGAGCTGATGCCGTCCGCTGAAAGCGTCGCCAGCATCGACTGATCGGGGCAACACGCCCATGGCTCGCTCCCGCAACATCAAGCCCGGGTTCTTCAAGAACGAGGATTTGGCCGAGTGCAGTGTCGAGGCGCGTTTGTGCTTCGCCGGTCTGTGGCTGCTGGCCGATCGTGAGGGCCGCCTCGAAGACCGCCCCAAGCGCATCAAGGGCGAACTGTTCCCGTATGACTCGTTCTCGGTCGAGCCATTGCTCGCGCAACTCGCCGAGCATGGCTTCGTTCAGCGGTATGAGATCGATGGCCAGCGATTCCTGCAAATCAGCAAGTTCGCCGACCACCAATCCCCGCACTACTCCGAGAAACCGAGCACCATCAAGCCGCCACCACTCCCGGAACTTGGCGGTGATGATGAACCGCTCGATCCCGGAGGACTCCGCGAGAACTCCACGAGTCCTCCGGAGAACTCCGGCAGCGATCCCGTCATCAAGAGGGGGTCGCAACCTCCTGATTCTCTGATTCTCCGATTCTCTGATTCTCCGATTCCTGAATCTCCGAATTCAAGCGCGGAGGACATTCGTCACGCAGACTCGCCGGCCGAAATTTGCCGCGCGCTGAAAGCCGCAGGCATCGCTGGCGTGAGCCCGGCGCATCCGCGCTTGCTCGCGCTGGTCGAACTCGGCGCGGTCAAGGCTGAGTTCATGGACGCCGCACCGAAAGCCGCGGACAAGGCAGACGCCTTCGCCTACGTGCTCGGTGTCGTCGAAGGCAGACGGCGCGACGCGGCGCACACGCGCAACGGCGCGCACCGAGGGCCATTGCCACGCACGGAAACGCAGAGCCAGCGCGAGGCGCGCGAGCGTGTCGAGGCTGCTGTCCCGAACCTTGCGCCACGCCCGCCTGCCGAGCCGGCGCCAGCACCGTCAAAGGAGGTCGTCGATGTCGCTGCCCGCCGCTTGGGTTGATCGGATTTTCGAGAAACTGACGCTGGTCTACGGGCAGGCGTTTCTGCGCCGATGGGATGGCCTCGACCTCGCAGCGGTCAAAGCCGACTGGGCGCACGAGCTGCGCGGGTTCGCCCAAGCGCCGAACGCCATCGCGCACGGCCTGGCGCATCTGCCGTCCGAAGGCTCGCCGCCGACCGTGCTGCAGTTCCGGCAGCTGTGCGTTCGTGCGCCGCTGGTCGGGCGAGAAGCCCTGACGCAATCGCAATCGAAGCCGGACCCGCGGCGCGTCGCTGCAACGCTTGCACGGCTTCGGGAGCATCGCCCAGGGCCGCGCGATCCGAAAGGTTGGGCATGGGGCCTGAAAGCGCGCGAGGAACGCGACCCGAAGTGCCTCAGTGCCGCGCAGCGAGACATGTGGCGTGCCGCGCTCGCGCTCGACCTCATGCGACAGCAGCGCCTCGTCGAGGATGACGCGGCGATGTCCGCGCTGAAGCCGGAAGCAATGGAGGTGACGACATGATGGAACTGGTTCGCTACGACTCAATGTGCCGTGCAATCGCCGAATGTCATGCGGTCGACGAAGTGCTGGACGTGAAGGACAAGGCCCGCGCGCTTGAGGTCTATGCGATGCAGGTGCGCAACATCGACGCCGAACGGAAGGCCTGCGATGTGCGCCTGCGCGCTGAGAGGCGCGTGGGCGAGCTGCTCAAGGAACTGCAGAGGGCGACGCCTCAAACGGCAAACCCAACTGGCGCCAACGGACACGAGGACACGTCCAACAGTGGGACGCGACCTCCAACGCCTGCGCCATCCCCCTATGCCGAGGCTCTGCAGCACAACGGCATCAGCCGGCAAAGCGCGCATCGCTACCAGCAGCTCGCCGAGGTGCCGCAGGCCACCTTCGAGGAGGCGCTGCGCGATCCCGTGGTGAAGCCGAGCACGACACGCATCATCACGCAGGCGCGTGATCCTGTGCCCCGCATGAGCGAAGAGGCGCTATGGGTGTGGGGTCGCGCGCGTGACTTCGAGCGCGGCGGTTATGCGCGAATGGACCCGCAGCGATTGCTCGATGGGATGACCAGTGCCATGCGGGCCGACATGCGCCGGATAGCGCCCGCCATGGCCGAGTTCTTCGGCGCGATGAGCGAGGTTCAACATGAGCTTGCGTGACGAAGTTCTGCAACAGATCGCACGCGCCATCGATGAGATGCGCAGCGCGACTCGCATCTCGCCGACAACGGTCGCGATGCATGTGTTCGAGTTCTACAGCCGGCAGAGCTACGACGAGCATCTTGCATACGCATCAATCGAGCACATCAAGCACCTTGCGCGCAGTGTCCTGGCGCGCCAGCACGAGCCCGAGCAACGCGCGGGGGCTCTGGTCGACGAGCAAGGCGACATGTTCGACGACCTGCTGCAGGATCGTTACCCGATCAAGGTGAAGCGCGGCCAGGAGCCTCAATACGAGCTGCGGCATTACATGTCGCATGACGATGTGCAATGGAACGTGCAGCGCATGCGCAAGGTTGGCGCGTCGTTGCTCAAGCACGCGGACGCCTTCGAAGCGTGGGACAAGTCGCGCCGCGTGGAAGGCGAGTCCGCATGATTGCCTTCACCATTTTCGGCGAGCCGGCGAGCAAGGCGAACAGCCGGGAGCTGGCCACCATCGGCCCAAAGGACAAGCGCCGCACGATCCTGCGAAAGAGCGAGAAGGCGCTCGCCTACGAACGCGATGCGTTGCGCCAGATCCCACCGAAGGCCCGCGTGCGCCTGGAAGGCCCGGTGCGCGTCACCCTGCGCATCTGGTACGCCAGCGAGCGGCCCGACCTCGACGAGTCCATCGTGCTGGACGTGCTGCAAGACCGCTGGTGCAACCCGAAGCGGGGCGACGGTGTGGCCGTGCGCGAGGAGCGAATCCTCGGGCAAGCAGGTGTGTACCGCAACGACCGGCAGGTGCGCGAGAAGCACGTTTTCCATGGCATCGATCGCGCGAACCCGCGCACCGAGATCGTCGTCGAGCCGTTGCATGCGCAGCAGGGCTCGCTGCTTGATGGGGCAATGGTCGCGCCCCCTTCGAAGACGCGACCGACAACCGAAGAGGAACCCGTATGAGCTACTCATTCACTGTGCAGGCCGGCAGCAAGGCCGAGGCAAAAGAGCAAGTCACCACCGAACTGAGCAAGGTGGTGGAGCAGCAGCCGGACCACAAAGCCGACCGAGAGCAGGCGCTCGTCGCCGCGCAATCCTTCATCGACATCCTGCCGGACGACAACGACAAGGACATTGCCGTCCGCGTCGCGGGTCATCTCTCATCGACCGGCACAGATGCGTCGGCTGGTATCACCAGCGCGAGCGTCTCGGTCTCCGCTGAGCTGGTGACAAAAAACTCTCGCTGACGCAAGGGCTCAGGCGGTGAGCGCGTTCTACGAGGCGCGGTTGCGCAATCTCACCGCCGCTCGGGCCTCGTCGATGACCGCGCACATGCGCGCGCCATCGCCGCATCACGATCGTGCCGCTCGCACAGGGGGATCCAGCCATGAACGATTGCCCGAACTGCACCACAGCGCGCGACCGCCGATGGTGCGGCTGCTACACCGCCGGCTGCGTGGCCTGCGAGGCGAGGCTCCTGTCGCGCGGCCCGGTGTGCGCCGAGGCCAAGAGGCGCGGTGTGATGACGCCGGCCTACCTCGCCGAGCTGCGCGCCATCGCTGAGCACGACCAAACAGACCCGATGCTCGTGCATGACCTGGTGCGGGCATGGCAACGGCGCGACGAAGAGGCGAAGTCGGAGGCGCCATGAGCAGCGATCCGGACATCGATTCCTGCCGTGATGGGTGCGGGCGACTGCTGAGCCTCGACGCGGAGGGCTGGACGTTCCTGTCCGTCGCTCGACGCTGGCGATGCCCAGGATGTAGCGCTGCTTTGATGCAGGCCAATGAGCAGGAGTCGCTGCCTGTCTCACGGACAGCGGAAGGTCTGGCATGACGCGCGACCCTTTCGTTATCGATGGTCCAACGTGCATCAGCTTCAGCGGCGGCAGGACGAGCGCGTACATGCTATGGCGTGTCCTGCAGTCGAATGGCGGGCTACCTGCCGACACCGTCGTGTGCTTCGCCAACACCGGCAAGGAAGATGAGGCGACGCTGCGATTCGTCGATCGGTGCGCATGCGAGTGGGGCGTGCCGATTCATTGGCTGGAGTACCGGGACAGCGGCAGTCGTTTTGCAATCGTCGGGTTTGATACTGCCAGTCGCAACGGAGAACCGTTCGAGGCGATCATCCGCAAGCGAGCGTACCTGCCCAACCCGGTCGCGCGTTTTTGCACATCGGAGCTGAAGATCCGTCCGATGCACCGCTTCGTGCGCATGCTGGGCTGGTCTGAGTGGGATCAGTTCATAGGCATCCGGGCCGACGAACAGCGTCGTGTGGCGAAGATCCGGGCGCGTGGCCACTCCACAGAATCGGCGAGCGAAACCATGTGCATGCCGCTGTCCGAGGCAGGCGTAACCGTGCGCGACGTGACGGCCTTCTGGCAGGCGCAGCCCTTCGATCTGGAATTGCTGACCGTCAACGGGCGCACGCTGGAAGGGAACTGCGACCTGTGCTTTCTGAAACCGCCACTACAGCGGCTTTCCCTCATCGCCGCAAAGCCCGAGCGTGCCATCTGGTGGGCGCAGATGGAGAGCCTGGGCATCGCGAGCAAGCCTGCCGGCGCGCGCTTCTGCAAGGACACCCCGAGCTACGCCGACTTGGCGAGGTTCGCCGCAGATCAGCGCGACATGTTCGATTCCAACGACGAGGAAGCGCTTGCGTGCTTCTGCGGAGATTGAAGGTGACACCGTGATCGACATTCGAGTGAGCATGGACGAGAACGCAGTGATGCGCGCGCTCAACGAGAACGCCAAGCAGGCCCAGTTCGCCATGGCGGTCGCCCTATCGCGCACCGCAGTGGAGGTGAAGGAGGCCGAGTATCAGGAGATGAAGCGATCGCTCGATCGCCCGACGCCGTACACGCTCAGAAGCCTTTACGTGCGGCCGGCGACGCGCAGCAGGCTCGAAGCAAAGGTGTGGCTCAAGGATGACAGCGCCGGGTCCGGCACGCCAGCCGTGCGCTATCTGCTGCCGCAGATCGAAGGCGGCAGCCGCGCCTTGAAGGGCTTCGAGAAGGCGCTGCAGGCTGCCGGGTACATGAGGCGGGGCGACAAGGCCGTGCCCGGGCGGTTCGCAAAGCTCGATCAATACGGGAACGTCAGCTACGGCCAGATCATTCAGATCCTGAGCCAGCTTCGCATCACGCTGACCTCGGGTCACACGCGCAACATCAGCACCGACAAGAAGAAGGCGAAGCGGGCCATGCGACGTGCAGGCGGCCAGTACTTCGCATTGCCGAATGGGCGCGGCGCTCTGCGGCCCGGGATCTACCAGCGCCGCGACTTCGCCATGGGCGGCGCTGCACCCAGGCCGGTGTTCGTGTTCGTCAAGGACGTGGCCTATCGCAAGCGCTTCCCGTTCGAGGCCGTTGGCCGCCGGGTCATCGAGGCCAGCCTGCCCGCGCACTTCGATCGGGCATGGCAAGAGGCGATGAGGACTGCCCGATGAGCGTGACCGCATTGCAGGCCGTAGGAGGCACGCACGTGCCGCATGGCACCCATGGTCCCACCCGGTGCGCGTTCGCCCCGTCTGCGTTGATCCCATGGCCTCGGCGCCGCGTTGCGGTGGGCCGTGCATTGGCCGGCGGCGCCGCCCGGATGGTGGTCTGGTCCGGCGGCCCCCAGGATCGGGGGTCACCCCTCCACTCAGGGGGTGAGGGTGGGTCCTTCCGCGAGGGGGGCGGGACGCGGGTAATTCGAACCCCGACATCGCGCTAGCTATCGCATTTCTTTACTAGGGCAACCAAGCCGTTCGACATGAAACGCCACGACGAAACACCTGCAACACCCGTCCCATCGCGCGCGTTCGACCGAGTGGTGATGCGTGCGATCGCCGATCTCTCGCCCTACATTGCCAACGCGCGCACGCATTCGCCTGAGCAGATCGAGCAGATAGCGCGATCCATCGTGGAATTCGGGTTCGTGAACCCGGTCCTCGTCGACAGCGATGGCGGAATCATTGCAGGACATGGGCGCGTGCTCGCTGCCGAATCGCTCGGCATGCGCGAGGTGCCCACTCTCGACGTGCACTGGCTCACCCCGGCGCAGCGCCGCGCGTATGTCCTAGCAGACAACCAACTCGCGCTGAATGCCGGGTGGGATGAGGCGATGCTGCGCACCGAGCTTGCGAGCCTCGATCAGCTCGGCTTCGACCTGCCGATTCTCGGGTTCTCAGACGACGAACTGACCCGGTTGCTCGACGGCGAATCAGCGACCACGGCCACCGTGCCGACCGAGAGCGAACGCGACGCCGACGTTATCCCGCCAACCAACGAGACGCCGGTCTCGCGCGCTGGCGACCTTTGGGTGTTGGGGCGACATCGCCTGATGTGCGGTGACTCGCGCAATGCCGCTGACGTGCGCCGGCTCGTCAATGCGCCCGTGAACTTGGCTTTCACGAGCCCGCCCTACGCGAAGCAGCGCACGTATGACGAAGCAAGCGGATTCCTGCCGATCGAGCCCGACCACTATGTCGAGTGGTTCCGGCCGGTGAGCGAAGCCGTCGCGCAGCACCTCGCGCCGGATGGGTCGTTCTTCATCAACATTAAGCCGTCGGCAGAGGGCCTTGATACGTCGCTCTATGTTTTTGACCTCGTCATCGCGCATGTCAGGCGGTGGGGGTGGCACTTCGCAACCGAGTTTTGTTGGGAGCGCCCCGGTGTGCCGAAGTCGGTGACTCAACGCTTCAAAAACCAGTTCGAGCCCGTTTACCAGTTCGTCCTCGGCCGGTGGAAGATGCGTCCGGAATCCGTGCGACACCCGTCTGACAACGTGCCGCGGGCTGCGGGGCCGGGTGCAGGGAACACCACGTGGAAGAACGCGCAAGGCGACCTAAATTCCAGCGGCGGTGTCTCCGGAACCATGAAAGGGGGCGTCGCCGCCGGTCTTGCGTTCCCCGGAAACCGGCTCCCGACGTTCAACTCCAGCCACGAGGCGCTCGGCCACACTGCTGCTTTCCCGGTGGGCCTGCCGGCGTGGTTCATGAAGGCCTATTCGGACGAAGGTGATGCGGTATACGACCCATTCATGGGCAGCGGGTCCACCTTGATTGCCGCTGAGCAGGAGCAACGTGCGTGCTTCGGCATGGAAATTTCTCCGGTCTATTGCGATGTCATCGTGAAGCGGTGGCAGGCATACACCGGAGAAAGCGCGATTCACGTTGAGAGCGGCATGACGTTCGACGATCTGCGCGAACATCGCAGCTCGCGCGCCGAGGTTGCTGTTTAAGCCGACAGATGGCCGACTCCGATGCAGCCGTGTCCCTGCGCCAGTTCGCCGCCATGCAGGGATGGAACCCGGGACATGCTCATCGGTTGAAGGTGGCCGGTCGGCTCGTGATGGTTACGGGCGAGAGTGGTCGTGAGCTGGTGCATGTCGAGCGCAGTTTGCAGCGCATCGCCGAGAGCAGCGACCCCCAGAAGGGCTACATGGCAGAGGTCAACGCCCGCCAGCGCGCCGAGCACCGTGCTGCGCCGGCATCGCGCCAGCCTCCCGCGGCATCGCTGCCGGCCGAGGGCGAACCATCAGGTCAGCAAAGCCGCAATGCCACATACAACCAGGCGCGCACCGCGCGGGAGGTGTACGAAGCCAAGCTCGCGCAGCTTCGGTACGAGCAGGAGGTCGGCAAGCTGGTCGATGTCGAGCGCGTCCGTGCTGAGTTTGGAAAACGGGTCATGACAGTCCGCGATCAGTTTCTGCGTATGCCTGAACGACTGGCGCCGCTGCTGGTCGGGCAGTCCGACATGGATACGGTCAAGCGAATGCTCGATGCAGAGATTCGCGCCGTGCTTTCGCACTTCGCGGAGGTTGGTTGATGGGCACGCGCGAAACATTCGTTGAGCCGGCCAGCTTCGTGCATGGCATCTTCCTCGAGTACATGCGTCCGCCGCCTGCCATGCGTGGCTCGATCTGGGCGGACCAGTTCCGACAGATCGTGAAGGGACCGGAGCCCGGACGCTGGCGCTGTGCGCGTACACCGTACCTCCGCGAGCCTCTGGATTGCATGGACCCGGAGGATCCGGTGCAGAAGGTGGTGATGCAGTTCGCCACGCAGCTGGGAAAGTCAGAGGTCCTCTACAACGCGGTGTTCAAACGCATCCACCTGTCGCCCCAGGACATGATGATCGTGCAGCCAACGCTGCAGGATGCCAAGGACCACAGCCGGCAGCGCTTCACGCCCACCGTGCGCGCCATGCCTGAGGTCGGAGCCAAGATGCCCGACCCGAAGTCGCGCAGCGAGACGAACACGTGGCAGACGAAGGAGATCGACCACGGCATTGCCACGCTGTTCTGGGCCGGTGCAAACTCGGCGCGATCGCTTGCCTCGAAGCCGCTCGGCTTCGTTGGCTGCGACGAGATCGACGGCTATCCGCTCGATGTCGACGGCGAAGGGGACCCGCTTGCGCTGGTGTGGGAGCGGATGTCGAACTTCCACAATCGCAAACTACTGCTGTGTTCGACCCCGACGCTGCGCGACTTCTCGCGGATCGAGGCCGAGTACCTCGCGAGCGACCGGCGGCGCTATCACGTGCCATGCCCGCACTGCAGCCAGCAGCAGGTGCTGGTGTGGGGAAGCGATGCCGAATACGGAATCAAGTGGCTGAAGACGCCGGCCGGCGAGGCGCGCCCGGAAACGGCGGTGTACATCTGCCGGCACTGCGGTGCGGCCATCGCCGAGAGGCACAAGACCACGATGCTCGCCGAAGGCCTGTGGATACCTGATTGCCCTGGCGCGCAGCGCTGCCTGGTGGCGGGTTTCCACCTGTCAAAGCTCTACAGCCCGCTCGGCTGGAAGAGCTGGGCCATGGTGGTGGACGACTGGATCAAGGCGCAGCAGGCGGCCAAGGCCGGCGACGTTTCGCGGCTGAAAACGTTCATCAACACATCACTCGCCGAGACATGGGAAGAGCAGGGCGACCGGGCCAACCTGCACGAGCTGCTGCGCCGTGCCCTCGACATCCCGCTTCGCGTCGTGCAGTGGGGACACTTCGTGATGACGCTGGGCGTGGACGTGCAGGGCGACCGTGTCGAGGCCTATCTGTGGGCATGGGGCCGCGGCATGTGCCGGCAGCTCGTCGACCGCGCCGTTTTCTACGGCGATCCGGCGCTGCCCGAAGCCGATCCAGCGTCGCCATGGGCGCAGCTCTCGCAGTACCGCACCCGGCCGGTGCTGCACGCCAGCGGGCGCGAGGTGCCATTGCTGGCCTGCATGATCGACAGCGGCGGCCACCACACGCAGGCGGTGTATGCCTACTGTCGCGCCCACCAGGGCGAGCAGGTGCATGCGGTCAAGGGCCAGAGCCAGAGCAACAAGCCGATTCTGGGGCGGCCCACTGAACAGGACATCTCGTGGCGCGGCCAGCGCGTCAAGCGCGGGGTCAAGCTGTGGCCGATCGGCACCGATACCGCAAAAACCGAGTTCTACGGGCGCCTGCGCATCCACGAGCCAGGGCCGGGGTTCGTGCTGTTCAGCAAAGCCACCGCGCCGGAAGTCTTCGAGCAGATCACCGCCGAGCGCCTCGTCACGCGCTACGTGAAGGGCCGCGCAAAACTCGAATGGGTCAAGCCGCCGGGGCGGGCCAACGAAGCGCTCGACTGCGCCGTGTATGCCCTGGCGGGCGCTCACTGGGCCGGCCTGGACAGATGGCGCGATGTCGACTGGAACCGATGGCAGGAAACCGTGGAGCCGCCGATCGATCAACCAGCGCCATCGAGGCCAGCATCGGCACCATCGCTTCAGACGCGGATCTCGCTGGCCGGCATGGCGCGATTCGCGTCCGGTAGGGAGGTTGCGCGATGAACGGCGACGAGATCGTGCGCTACATCGTCACCGAGACGCTCACGACGGGCATGCCGAGCGCATCGCCCGCTGAGATACGGCAAAGCGCTGATCAGCTTGTGACGCGATTTCTGCGTGAGTTCGGTGGCGCACGGGTCTATCTGCCGCTGCAGGATCGACAGGTACTGATGGAGTCGCGTGCGCGCATCTTCGCCGCTGCCGTGTCGTCGTCGAAACCGACCGCAGTCCTGCTGCACGACGAGGGGATCAGCAGGAGCACGTTGTACCGGCTGCTTAAACGCGGGCCGGTCTGAACTGGTGATGTCCCAGGTTTGCCTTACGTTGGCACGCGTCCGATTCACATACTGCGCGCCATGGCTGGAATCACCCTCGCACAAGCTGAAGCGCAGCTCGCCGCCTACCTCGCCGCGGAGACTGCAGTGCTGTCTGGTCAGTCCTATGAGATCGCGAACCGGCGCCTGACTCGGGCGGATCTCGCGACCATTCAGGAAGGCATCAAGGTCTGGAGCACTCGCGTCGATACCCTGTCGGCCTCAAGCATTGGCACCGGCCGTGTTCGAACCATCGTGCCAGGGCGCTGAACCATGAAAGATCGCGGTCCTGCTTCGTACCTGCGGACCCCGCAGAACATCGTCGACAAGGCCATCGCGTACTTCGCGCCGCGCATCGCACAGCGCCGTTCCTTCGCTCGCCTGCAGCTTGCCCTGGCCGGCGGCTACTCAGGCGCCAAGGTCGATCGTGCAGCCCTCGCCGGGTGGCGCACCAGCGCGAACAGCCCAGAGACGGACGTGATTCCGGACCTGCCGACGCTGCGCGCCCGCTCGCGCGACCTCGAACGCAATGCGCCGGTCGCGAGCGCGGTGATCGGAACAACGGTCGCGCATGTCGTCGGGACCGGGCTTGCATGCAATCCGCAGATCGATGCCGAGTTCCTGGGGCTCGGCGAAGAGCAGGCGCAGGCATGGGAAGCGAACACGAAGCGGCGATTCCTCGCATGGGCTGAGAGCACCGACTGCGACCTGGCGCGCGTGTCGAACTTCTATGGCCTGCAGGATCTTGCATTCCGCACGGCCCTGGCCAGCGGTGATGCCTTCGTCGTCACGCCGCGCGTGGCCCGTGCTGGCCGCGCCCCGCAGCTCGCGCTGCAGCTCATTGAGGCCGATCGGGTCAGCACGCCAGCCGACAGGCGCACCGCCCAGAACATCAGCGACGGTGTCGAGTACGACGAGACAACTGGCGAGGCCATCGCGTACCACATCTGCAACCGACACCCGAATGACTTCGCCGCCGGCAGTGCGCGTAAATGGACGCGGGTCGCGGCACGCGGCGACAACACCGGCCGGCGCAATGTGTTGCACCTGTACCGACCGCTGCGCCCCGGGCTCAAGCGCGGCGTGCCGATCCTGGCGCCGGTCATCGAGCCGTTGAAACAGCTTGCCCGCTACACGGAGGCCGAGCTGCACGCCGCAGTGGCCAGCGGCCTCTATGCCTTGTTCGTCACGATGGACCCGAAAGCCTTTGATGAGATGTTCGAGGAAGATGCGAAGAGAACGATTGTTGATCGTGCGGGCAAGTGGTCAGGCGAGATCGAGTCCGGTTCGAAGGCCGTGAATCTGCTGCCCGGTGAGAGCGTGGTCTCGCACAACCCGGGGCGACCGAATGCCCAGTTCGACCCGTTCGTGCAGGCGTGCATCCGGCAGATCGGGATGGCGATTGGCATCCCGTATGAGGTGCTCGTCATGCACTACCAGAGCAGCTACAGCGCTGCGCGTGGTGCGCTGCTCATGGCTTGGCGCTTCTTCATGGGGTGGCGTGACTGGCTCGCGACGAACCTGTGCCAGTTGGTCTACGAGCTGTGGCTCACCGATGAAGTGGCTGCAGGGCGCATCGTTGCACGGGGCTTCTTTGCTGACGACGTTGTACGGCATGCATGGTGCAAAGCCCAATGGGTAGGCGATGGACCGGGATCAATCGACCCGTCGAAGGAGGTGAAAGCCGCCGCTGACCGAGTGGACCTGGGCATCTCGACGCTGCAGGCCGAGAGCATCCTGCACGACGGCGTCGACTGGGAGACGAAGCATCGGCAACGCACGAAAGAGATCGCAGCGCAGAGGCGGGATGGCGTCGAGCGCACGCCGGCTGCTGCTTCGCCAGATGGCGAGAAAGAAGTCGCCCAGCCCGTGCCTGAGGAGACGTGAGGATGCCGTTTTCTGAGAACTGGTCGGCGTATTTCAACGAGGCCGAATTTGCCGTTGAGGCGACTCTGACACCCGGCGGCACCGGCCTTGTGATCTTCGATGAGAGCGGCGACATACTCGAGACGTTCGGCATCCAGCACGCTGGCCCGATTGCCTTGTGCCCGGCATCACAATGGCCGGGCCTCGCGATTGGCAACACGCTGACCATCGGTGGGACTGGCTACCTCATCCGGTCGGCTCCTCGCATCGACGACGGCGCACTGACGCTGCTCACGCTGGCGCGCGTTGCGGTTTGATGCTCAGAACGCGGTCGGCTGCAGGCGGATGTTGCCGTTGCCGTCATAGCCGCTGCGCATGCTTTTGGTCTTGCCAGCCTCAACCATCACGATGGCCTCGCTGGTCCCATCGCAGATTCCCGTTGCAACGGCGCTCAGGACGTGTTCGCCGGGCTGTGCGTAGAGCGCAATCGCTTGCCCGGCCGACAACGCGGCAGCAGGTGCGCCGTCGAGATGAATGCGATGCGTGCATCCCCCTCCTGTGAATCCCGTATCGCGCTTGACCACGATGCGGCCGGTGCCCGGTGTTGCGGTGCCAAAAATAGGACTCAATGACTTGCCGGGCTGCGCACTGGCAATCGGCGTTGGAACAGTGGCGCAGCCAGTGGACATGACGCACAGGACGGCCAAGGCGAACAGAAGCAGTTTCATGGTTCGGCACCTTGTAGGAACGAGGACGCCCACGGTACGCCCAGCACGCCCCTGCTGCCATGGGCAGATGAGAGGGGGCGAGCCGGGACATTTGTCCTGCTTCGTCTCACGGTTGCCTTATGTTGGAACACCGACATTCCTAGCATGCGCTGCAGTCACTCATTGACCACGCAGGCGATGACCATCTTCGATGTCCTGACCTCACCCTGGGCGATCCTTCCCGACAAGCTGATCGAGATCCAGGCGATCTATGACGCTCACCTGCGGGGCGAACGGATCGACACGGCGCGAGTAGAGCAGCGCCTCGGGCGGCCTCTGGTCAACGAGCCTCAGCGCCGGTACGAGATCATCGACGGCGTTGCAGTGATCCCGGTTGAGGGTGTCATGGCCAAGCGCATGAACATGTTCAGCCAGATTTCGGGCGGGGTCTCGACCGAGCTGATTGCACGTGATATTCGCGGCGCTGCAGCGGACCCGGCGGTGCATTCGATCATCGAGGTGTTCGACAGCCCGGGCGGTGCGGCAGAAGGCCTGCAGCTCATGACCGACGCCACAGCCGAGGCACGCCGTTCCGGTAAGCGCGTGGTCTCGCTGGCCAGCGGCACGATGGCATCGGCCGCCTACTGGGCTGGCTCGGCGGCCGAGCGGGTCTACGTCGCCGATGCCATCACGCAAGTCGGCTCGATCGGTGTTGTCGCCACCCATCGCGACACCAGCGGCGCCCAGGCCCAGGCCGGCGTGCGCATGACCGACATCGTCGCCGGCCGGTACAAGCGCATCGCCAGCAGCAACGGCCCGCTCACCGAGGAAGGCCGACAGACGCTGCAGCAGATGGTTGATTACCTGTACGAGGTCTTCGTCACCGCCGTGGCCACGCATCGGAACACCACCGTCGAGCGCGTGCTCGCCGACATGGCCGATGGCCGCGTCTTTATCGGTGAGCAGGCGATCACCGCTGGCCTCGCCGATGGCTTCTCCACCCTGGATCAACTGATCGTGCAGCTCAATCGCGAGCGCACTGCAACACCGCCCCGTGCCCCATCAACGAAAGGAAACCCCATGGCAATCACCCGTGAGCAGCTCGCGGCCGAGGCGCCCGACCTGCTGTCCCAACTGCAGGCCGAAGGCGCCGCCGCCGAGCGCGCCCGCATCCAGGCTGTCGAGAGCGCGCTCATTCCTGGGCATGAGTCGCTGATCGCTTCCATGAAGTTCGACGGCAAGACCTCGGGCGGCGATGCTGCGCTTGCGGTGAATGCAGCCGAACGCGAACTGCGCCACAAGGCAATGGCGCAGCTTGGCAACGATGCACCGCAGCCAGTCGAGCAGAAGCCAACACCGCCGGTCGAACAACAGCCGACTGCGGCGAAGGAAGACACGAGTCTTCCCATCGAGGAGCGCTGCAAAGCCGCCTGGGACGGCGATGCCGGCATCCGCGCGGAGTTCGGGACGCTTGCCGCCTACACCGCATTCCGCCGCGCCGACGAGGCCGGTCGGGTGCGCCAGCTCGGCCAACGCGCTGCGTGATCCACACGCACATCGACTGAAAGGACATCAGCATGACGACGCTTGCAGCCAACAAGCCGCGCGCCTACGAGATCGGGGACAAGCAGGAATATCCCGTGATCGCGGCCGACATCATTTACGAGGGCGCCGCAGTTGGCGAGAACGGTTCCGGCTATGCCCGGCCACTCGTCGCGGGCGACCGCTTTCTCGGCTTCGCCGAACGCAAGGCCGACAACGCGGCCGGCGCCGCAGGGGACATTCGCGTGCTCGTGAAGCGAAAAGGCGAGGTGCAGCTGCCGATTTCATCGATTGCGATCACCGCCAACGACCGGCCACTGGTGTATGCCAGTGATGACGACACCTTCACGCTGACTGGCACTTCGAATTCGCTCATCGGCACGGTGGCGCGATGGGTCGAAACCGGTATTGCTGTGGTCGAGTTCGACGCCGCGCTCGGCTCGACATACACCGCGCCAGCACCGTCACCGTCACCGGCGCCCCCGCCCTGACCCCCCGCTCGCCTCGAAATTGATCTGACAGAAAGGAAACGATCATGGATCAAAGCATCCTGTCGAGCCGCGCGGTAATGGGCATGTACTTCGCCCGGCTCGAAGCAAACCCGGGCCTTGCCTGGGTCAATGCAGTCTCGAACCTGTTCACCTCCGATCAGGAAAGCGAGACGTACCCATTCCTCGGCCAATCTCCCGCCATGCGCGAGTGGATCGGCGGCCGACAAGCCAAGAGCCTCGCCGGCAACGGCCTGACGATCGCCAATCGGCATTACGAGGCCACCCTCGAAGTCGCAGTGCGCGACGCCCGCCGCGACAAAACGCCTCAAATTGAAGCGCGCGTGCAGGACTTCGCCGACCGATCTCTGACCCATTGGGCCAGCATGCTCAGCACCCTCATCGCAGCCGGCGAATCGACCATCTGCTACGACGGGCAGTTCTTCTTCGACACCGACCACGTCGAAGGATCGAGCGGCACCCAGAGCAATGACATCAGCGTCGACATCAGCGCGCTGCCTGCGACACTGCACGGGGTGCCGACCGCACCGTCGGTCGAGGAGCTGCAGCAGGCGATCCTGCGCGGCATCGCACAGGTGATCTCCATCAAGGACGACCAGGGCGAGCCCATGAACGAGTCGGCCAGCGCCTTCCTCGTTATGGTGCCGGTGTCGCTGTACATGGTGGCCATCGCTGCGACTTCGACGCTGACGACCGCAGCACTGCAGAACAACATGAACCCGAACGTCATCGCGAACCTGAATGTGCAGGTGGTGATGAACGCGCGGCTGACGTGGACCGACAAGTTCGCCATCTTCCGCACCGATTCGCCGATCAAAGCATTGATCCGGCAGAGCGAGACTGACATCGACCTCAAGGCGAAAGCGGAGGGGTCCGAGTTCGAATTCGACAATGACGCATGGCAGTTCGGCATCGACACGTGGCGCAATGTCGGATATGGCTACTGGCAGCGCGCCGTGCTGGTGACGATGGTCTGATGCAGCGCGCCATGCGGTACGTCGTGACAGCGCCAATGACCTTGCCGGCCGGGCTCGTGATCGGGCTTGACGCGAGATCAGCCGAGCTGCGGGCGCATGCGCTCGAAGCGGCCGGCAGGGGGACGTACCGCACCATCGCGCCGCTGGACCTGAAGGCAGGCGAGGTGATCCATGCTGAGTCCTTGCCGAAAGCTCTGTGGGCGAAGCTCAAGGAAGTGCCGCGCCCGGCGCGTCTGGAGAGCAGCGAATGACGATCGCGGCTGCCCAGGTCATCGACGGCATGGCTGCGCTCGTCGCGAGCGCGAATGTCGGCGCGGTTCACACCAGCCGCTCATGGCCGCTGGACGAGAGCGCTTTGCCGGCCTGGCGCGTGGTCGCGGACGACGAGGAGATCGAGACCATCGGAGCCAACTGGCCGGCACAGCAGCAGCACGACCTCATTGTGTTGGCGCAAGGCTATGCACGCGCGACCAGCGACCTTGACGACGCGCTGCATGCGCTCGCTGAGGCTGCGCTGGCGAAGCTGTTCCAGACCGCGAGCACGACGCGCTTGTCGCCGCTCAACTGCGCAATGCGCCTCAGCGGCATCCGGCGCGATCTCGTCACCGAAGGCGAGGCCACGCTGGGCCGCATCACGTTGATTCTTCCTGTGCGCTTCCTGACGTTCAACAGCGCACCGGGTTCCATTGTTTGAGAGGACCGAACCATGGCTTACAGCTTCTGGGCAAATGTCGGGGTGGATGTTGAGACCGCAGCGGGGACCCCGCTGGTCATCACTGGCATCACAAAGGCGAATCCCGCCGTCGTCACGTACACAGGCACCGACCCTGCGAACGGCGATGTCGTCAAGTTCGATGTCGCTGGCATGACGCAGCTGCACAAGCGAGCGGGCCGGGTGGCGAACGTCAATGCGGGGGCGAATACCTTCGAGATCGAGGACGAGGACTCGACGAACTACGGCACGTTTGCTTCCGGCACTGCCACGCCGATCACGCTCGGCGTGTCGATGACCACCGTGCAGGATGTGAACAGCTCCGGCGGTGAGCCCGAGTACAAGGACATCAGCACCATTCACGACCAGATCCGGCGCGAGGTGCCTACCGTTGTGTCTGCGTTCAACCTCGCGTTCGGGTGCCTGTGGGACATGACCGATGCAGCGCATCAGGAGCTGAAGCAGGCGACGCTCGAACTGACGGAGCGGGTGATTCGAATCCGCTTCTCCAATGGCGTGGTGATGCTCGGGAACGCCTACGTGTCTGCCGCGGGCGTGCCCACTGGCTCTGCTCAGGATGTCGTGAAGACGAACGTCGCTTTCACGATGCAGGGTCTTCCGACCGTGCTGGCCTGACGGCAGGTGATCGATGGTCATCAGCCGCGACCAGATCAAGCCGCCGACCTTGCCAAAGGAGACGATTCCGTGTCCTGAGCTGGGCGGGGATGTGGTGATCCGGGGTCCGCTCGCGTCTGCCCGGATCGCGCTGCAACGGATGGCCACGGCCGACTCGACGGTCGAGAAGCTGGCCCCGGTGCTGCTCGCCTCGTCCGTGGTAGACAAGGACGACAAGCCGCTGTTCACAGAGGAGCAGTGGGACGCCTGGGGCGGCAGCAATTACACGGCCTACCTGACTCTGTTCAATGCCGCGATGCGCCTGTGGGGGTTCGACCGTGAGGAGAACCAAAAAAACTAACTCGGCGGCCGGATCTCCGCGCCGCCTTTCGCCTCGCTGCACACCTGCATTGCACGGTGGAGGAACTGGGCGAGCGCATGAGCGCGCAGGAGTTCGGGCTGTGGCTCGCGTGGTTCGATCAAGAGCCATGCGACCCGGCATCGTTCGCGCAGATGTGGGCGCAGCAGATGGCCGCGTTGTGCAACGGGCCGTTGACGCGGCGGGACAAGCGCATGTTCAGCGCGGAAGACTTCCTGCCGGCCGACCGATGGAAGGACGAACCGGACGCGGCACCAACGCCTATGACCCGGCAGCAGACCGCTGCAGCATTGAAGGCGATGTTCAAACGGCCGAAGGGGTGATCCATGGCTGACGCAAAAGCCCAGATCGTCCTGTCTGCGGTCGATGAGACACGGCCAGCGTTCGAGAGCGCGAGGCGCAATCTCGTTTCGCTGACCACGGAAACCAAGCGTGCAGCCTTTCAGCAGCAACAGCTTGCCTTCCAGCTCAATGACTTCTTTGTGCAGATCGCGAGCGGAGGTAACCCTTTCACGGCGCTGATCCAGCAGGGATCGCAACTCTCCGGGACTTTCGGCGGAACCGGCAATGCAGTGAAGGCTGTCCTCGGGCTGCTGACGCCAGCGCGGGTGCTGTTCGGCGGCGTGGCCGGTGCGGTTGGCGGCTTGGCGCTTGCGGCGTACCAGGGCGCCGAAGAACTTCGAGGGCTGAAGGACGCGCTCACGCTCAGCGGAAACTTTGCGGGCACCACGGCGGGCCAGTTCGACGCGATGGCGCAGCAGATTCGCCAGTCCAGCACGATTGCACTCGGGGCAGTCCGGGAGGCAGGGGCCGCAATTGCCGCCACGGGCAACGTCGGCCCAAAGAACTTCACCGCGGCGACCGAGGCCGCTGCGCGCTTCGCGCAGGCCACCGGCAAGACCGCAGACGAGGTCGCGAAGTCATTCGCCGAGATGGACCGCGACGCCGCTAAGTGGGCGCTCGACTACAACCGATCACTCAACTTCATCACCGCAGCGCAGTACCTACAGATCAAGTCACTGCAGGAATCAGGACGTGCGGCCGATGCGCAGGCCATCGTTTACGAGGCAATGAACGATCGGCTGCGCAAGCTCGACGGCAACCTCGGCAGCATCGATCAGCTCCTGCAGGGCGGCAGACAACTGTGGTCGGATTGGTGGGAGGCTGCGAAGGGCTTCGGGCGTCCGCAGACGGTGCAGGACGAACTGGAGGCGATCGAGCGTCGCCTTCGAGCAGCCAGGGAAGCAGCATCCGCCGCCCCAGGCATCGGCGCTGCGGACCTCAATGCGTTTAGCGGCAAACCGACGCTCGGCGGTCGCGACGCAGTTGCGCGGCTGGAGGCCGAGCGCGAGGCGATCCTGCGTCGGCAGTTGCGGCAGAGCGAGAACGCAATGGCCGATGCCGAGAACGCTGCCACGCAGAAGGCGGGCATCGAGGCACGGCAGCGCCTGGACGGCATGCTCGCTCAGGTCAAGGGAGCAGAGGCGCTTTCCAAGGCGCTGAAGCAGAACGAACTCGATTTCAAGGCTGCTGCGGCTGCAGGTGTTCCGTACACCGAAGCGCAAAAGAAGGCTATCACCGACGAGACCCGCAAGAAGTTCACTCCCACGCCAGATGCGGACCAGAGGCAGACCCTGCGAAAGCAGGTCGACGGCCGCGTGGATGCGTTGAGAGCTGGGTTGGAACGCGAGCGGGATGTGTATCAGAACGCCAACTCGCGGCTCGCCGAGGCCTACGCCGATGGTGACCTCACCATTGACCAGTTCTATGACGCGAAGCAGAAGGCGCAGCTCGACTATCTCGTCAAACTGCAAGAGGGTTTCGATGCCGAGATCAAAGAATGGCAGGCATATCGCGCGAAGGTCAGCAAGCCGCAGGAACGACAGGTGGCTGACAATGAAATCGCAAAGGCTGTGGCCCAGCAGAGCAAGGCATTCCGCGAGGCAGGGCAGGCAGCCGAGGCTGCTGAAGCTCAGCGGGTGCGTGCGACCGAATCGTTCAAGCGCAGCCTGAGCGAACTCGATGCTCAGCTCAAGGACCTGAGCGGCGACCGCTATGGTGCTGAACTGATTCGCAATGCGCAGCGCCTGGAAGAGGCCCGGAAGCTCCTTGCGGCCGGCGGCGGCGACCCGAAGCGGCTGGGCGAACTCGGTACGCAGCTCCAGCGCCAGGCCGATACCAATCGTCTTCAAGAGCGACTGTCGCTCGTGAACGATCAGCAGGCGGTCGCAGAGGAGGCATACCTCTTGACGGCCCGCGCGCGTGGGACCAGTCTGGCCGACCAGGAGCGCGGCATTCAGGCGATTCGCGAGCGATCGATCGGGCAACTGGAAAAACTGACGGAAGAGGCGCGCGCGCTCGCAAAGGTGAGCGGCGATCCGCGCATGACGCTGTGGGCTGATCAGCTGCAGCTTGCGCTCGAAAAAGCACGGGCGCAGGCCAATCCGACGCTCGAACGCATGACCGCTGCAACCGACAGTTTCGCAGATGGCGTCGCTGGTGCCGTTGAGAGCGTGCTGGTCGATTTTCAGAGCCTCAATGATGCATTCAACAACATCGGCAAGATGATTCAGAGGCTCGTCACGCAGACGCTGGTCATTGACCCTCTACGCGAAGGCTTGCGTGGCCTGCTTAAAACCGGCCTCACCGGATTGTTCTCTGGGGGGGCTGGTGGGGCGGCAAGCGGGATTGCAGGCGCGGCGAGCAGTGCGGTGGTGAGCGCTGGGGCAGGTGTTGCAGGGACTGCTGCGCAAGCTGCGACGCAGGCAGCATCGCAGGCCACGGCCACCACGGCGCTCAGCACACTTGCAACCAGCGCCGCTAGCGCAGGCTCTGGCGTCGCGGGGCTCGGGTTGGCATTGTCGCCGGTCACTGGTGCATTGGGCTCTCTGCTCACCGCGGCGACCCTCGCCTCAGCTGCACTGGAAAGGATTGCAGCTCAGGGTGCTGGTTCGGCGATCACAGGAGTTCTGAAGGGTGGTGGCGGCGGCGGTGGCGCGGGAGAACTCGTCGCCTTGGTCGCGCACAGCGGTGGGGTGGTGGGCGACGGCGGAAACTTCAGAAGCGTTTCAGTTGCTGCGTTTGACAATGCCTTCCGCTATCGCACGGGCGGCATTGCCGGGTTCGCACCCGATGAAGTGCCGGCGGTCCTGCATCGGGGCGAGGAGGTGCTGACGCAGGGCGATCCCAGGCACCGCGACAACGGCGGCGGCCGGCCCTCGAAGCTCATCAACCTGAACATCAACGTCACGGCGACGGCCGGGATGTCGAAGCAGTCGGCCATGCAGCAAGGCGCAGCCGCCGGTCGCGCTGCACGTGCAGCACTCGCGAGGAATGACTGATGGCCTTCCTCGAGCAGCGCCTTCACGACGGCGTCGCCCGTGGTTCGCGTGGCGGGCCCATTGGGTCGCGCACGAAGGCCTACCTGCCGAGCGGTCAGTTACAGCAACAGTTCAATTTCTCGCGCCCGCTGCACCGGTACGACATCAGCTTTGGCATCAAGACAGCGGATGACTTCGAGGCGATTCGCGCCCTGTTCTACGTCGTGATGTTCACGCCGTATGAGGGGTTTCGCATGCGCGACTGGAACGATTACACGGCCAGCCCGAGCAACTCGACGCTGACGCTCATCAGCGGAAACGTATGGCAACTGCAGCGTGTCTATGCCCACGGCGCGACCACATTCAAGCGCGACATCAGCAAGCCCGAGAGCGGCAGCGTGGCGGTGTACCGCACGCGCGAGGGTGTCACGTCGACCATAGCGCCCGCGATCGATTCAACCACGGGCCGCGCGACCATCACAGGCCATGTGGCAGGCGACACGTACACCTGGGCCGGCCGCTTTGATGTGCCCGTGACCTTTCAGGACGACGAAGCCCTCGCTTCGATCGAACTCGATGGCCTGGAAGATGCGCTGCTGCAGGGCCTGCCTTCAATCCTGCTGGAGGAGATTCGGCTATGAGGACCGTGAGCCCGGCGCTGGCCGCGCACATTGCAGGCAACATCACGACGATGGCGGTGTGCTGGAAGGTCACGCGCACAGACGGCGAGGTCTTCGGCTTCACCAGCCATGACGAGGATCTTGCGTTTGAAGGCGTGACCTACGTGGCCACGCAAGGCATCGGCCGCACCGCGATCGAAGGGTCAACGAAGCTGCAGGCGACGAACTCGGAGGCGATTGGCTTTCTCGATTCGGCAGCCATCACCGAATCGGACCTGAAAGCCGGCATGTGGGACCATGCCGAGGTGCGCGTCTTCGAGGTCAACTGGGCCGACCTGTCCATGGGCGCTCTCAAGCAACTGCGCGGCCGGCTTGGCGAGGTGATCGTCGAAGGCGGTGGCTACAAAGCCGAACTGCGTGGCATTGCCGATGCATTGAACAAAAGCATTGGCGAGATGGTGACTCCGGCCTGCACGGCGATCCTCGGTGATGCACGCTGCACCGTCGACATGACGGACTACACGGCCGAGGGCGAGGTCACGTCCGTTGTGGACGCGCGGCGGACCTTCGACACGGATCTCGCGAGCACCACCGTGCGCCTCACCCCCAGCAGCACAGGCACGCCACCGGCAGGGTACTTTGATGCAGGTCTGCTCGAATGGTTGACCGGCACGAACGCCGGCCGACTCATCGAGGTCAAGACCAGCGCCGCAGATGGTCGCCTTCGGCTGCAGCTTGAAATGGTCAATGACATTGCGCCGGGCGACACGTTCAGCGTCAAGGCGGGCTGTGTCAAGAGCCGAGAGGTGTGCGTCGAAAAGTTCGGCAACGTGATCAACTTCCGCGGGTTTCCTGACCTGCCGGGAGTCGACAAGATGATGCGGATCGGTGGGCAATGATCGAGCTGGCCACCGTCACCCCGGCAGATGTCGCGGCCACCGCGCGTCAGTATCTCGGCGTGCGATTTCAGCATCAGGGCCGCAGTCGCGCCGGCATGGATTGCGCGGGCCTTGTGGTCCGCGTTGCGCTCGACCTCGGGCTGCCTGTCACGGATTGGCAGGGCTACGGGCGCCTTCCGCGCGCTGATCGCATGCATGTGATGGTCAGCACTCAATGCGTTGAACTGGCGCCCAATGCGCCCCCTTCTCCTGGCCATCTGGCGATGATGAGGTTTGAGGCAGAGCCACAGCACCTCGCCATCGTGGTCGAACACCCCCAGGGGCTTGGCCTCATCCATGCGCTGATGCACGAGCGCAAGGTGGCAGAGCACCGCCTTGATGCCAGATGGCTGCAGCGCATCGTTGCGCTGTACGAGCTGCCGGGCGTGCAGTACGGGGAGGGCTGAGTCGTGGGTCAGTACACGGGAACGGTCCTGACGATTGTCGGGTATGCAGTTGGAACGTACTTCGGCTATCCGCAGCTCGGCGCAATTGTGGGCGCGGCGGTCGGCTACATGGTGCAGCCAGACCTGCCAACCCAGCGAGGGCCTCGCCTGGACGACCGGCGCGTTCAGGTCAGCACCTACGGGGTCACCGCCCCGCTCGCTTACGGCGCGGTGCGATTGGCCGGGAATGTCATCTGGTCGCGCGATCTGGAAGAGATCGAGACGGAAACCGAGGTCGGCGGCAAGGGCGGTCCATCGCAGACCCAAGTGGCCTACACCTACTTCGGCACGTTCGCCGTGCTGCTGTGCAAGAACCGCGTTCGTGGCATCCGCCGCATCTGGGCTGACGCGGTGCTGATCTACGACGGCACTGCGTTCGGGGCGCCACCGCCCAATTTCGGGATCACCTTCTACAGCGGCACCGAGGATCAACTGCCCGATCCGACGATGGAGGCGGCGCTCGGCGTT